CGCCGAGGTCGCCACAGACTTCCGATGAGCTGTTCGCCTTCGAAGGCGTCGATGCGCTCGTCCAGGCCTGGCGCGATGGGCTGACCCCCGATCCGGCGCTCAACGTCTCGGAATGGGCGGATCGGCACCGGTTCCTGAGCCCGCGCGCTTCGGCCGAGCCCGGGCGGTATCGCACCGATCGCACGCCCTACATGCGCGCCATCATGGATGCGCTGTCGCCGGGCAATGCCGCGCGGCGCATCGTCTTCATGAAGGCGGCGCAGGTCGGCGCGACCGAGGCCGGCAACAACTGGATCGGTTATGTCATCCACCATGCGCCCGGACCCATGCTCGCGGTCCAGCCGACGGTGGAACTGGCCAAGCGCTTCTCGCGTCAGCGCATCGACCCGCTGATCGCGGAAAGCCCGGTGCTGCGCGAGCGCGTCAAGCCGCAACGCTCGCGAGACGCCGGCAATACGGTTCTGTCGAAGGAATTCCCGGCGGGACTGCTGGTCATCACCGGCGCCAACAGCGCCGTCGGCCTGCGTTCCATGCCGGCGCGCTACCTGTTTCTCGACGAGGTCGACGCCTATCCGCCGTCCGCCGACGAGGAAGGCGATCCGGTCGCCTTGGCCGAGGCCCGCACGCGGACGTTCTCCTGGCGCTCGAAGGTCTTTCTGACGTCGACGCCGACGATCCATGGCGTCTCGCGGATCGAGCGCGAGTTCGAGGCGAGCGACCAGCGGCGCTACTTCGTGGCGTGCCCGCATTGCGATCACCGACAGTGGCTCCGCTTCGAGCGTCTGCGCTGGGAGAAGGGTCAGCCGCACACGGCGCATTACTCTTGCGAAGCCTGTGAGGGCCGGATCGAGGAACATCACAAGACGGCCTTGATGATGTCCGGCGAGTGGCGACCGACGCGCGATGATGCGCACTCGGGAACGGTCGGCTACCACCTATCCGGGCTCTACTCGCCGGTGGGCTGGCTCTCATGGGCCGACATCGCCCGGATGTGGGAAGCCGCGCAGACCAGCGACGAGGCCAAGCGCAGCTTCAAGAACGGTGTTCTTGGCGAGACCTGGATCGAGACCGGCGAAGCGCCGGACTGGCAGCGGCTCTACGAGCGGCGCGAGCCATGGCGCATCGGCACGGTGCCGAGCGGCGGCCTGTTCCTCACGGCAGGCGCCGACATCCAGAAGGATCGCATTGAAGTCTCGATCTGGGCCTGGGGTCGCGGGCTCGCAAGCTGGCTCGTGGACCACATCGTTATCCCCGGCGGTCCTGACAGTGCTGAGGCTTGGGCCACATTGACTGATCTGCTCGGCCAGACATGGCCGCACGCCCATGGCGTTCGCCTGAGCCTGTCGAAACTGGCGATCGATACGGGGTTCGAAGCGCCGGCCGTCTATGCATGGGCGCGCCAGCAGGGATTTGCGCAGGTCATTCCCATCAAGGGTGTGGAGGGATTCAATCGCGCGGCGCCGGTCACCGGCCCGTCCTTCGTCGATGCGACGGAAGGTGGCCGGAAGATCCGTCGCGGCGCGCGGCTCTGGACGATCGCCGTCGCGACCTTCAAGGCCGAGACCTATCGCTTCCTGCGATTGTCGAAGCCCACCGATGAGGACGCGGCGGATGGCGCGCAGGGCCCGGCTGGACTTGTGCACTTGCCCCAGGGCGTCGACGCCGAATGGGTGAAGCAGCTCGTCGCCGAGCATCTTGTCACCATCACGACCAAGCGCGGCTTCCAGAAGCTCGAATGGCAGAAGGTTCGCGAACGCAACGAGGCGCTGGATTGCCGGGTCTATGCCCGCGCCGCCGTCTGGATCGCCGGAGCCGACCGCTGGTCCGAGGACAAATGGCGCGATCTCGAAGATCAGGTCGGCGTCCCGCCTGAAGTCTCCGACGACACGCACTCGAACATCGAAGCCGGGCGTCTTGCCCGTTCAAACCCGCCATCAACCAAGCGGCAGAGCGACTGGCTCGGCCCGCGCGGGAAGTGGTTCTGAGGATATGTCATGGCCTGGACGACCGACGAACTCGATGCGCTGAAGCGCGCCTATGCCAGCGGCACGCTCCGGGTCAGCTATGACGGCAAGACGGTCGAATATGGCTCGGCGGATGACCTCTTGAAGCGGATCCGCACCATCGAGACCGAGATCACGGCTTCCTCCGGCGTGTCGCGCCCAATCGCGAGATACGCCGGCTTCGGACGGGGCGACCGGTGAGCCAGATCACCTTCCTCGACCGGATGGTGGCTTGGGCCGTACCCGAGGCAGGTGTGAGGCGGGCGCTCGCGCGGCGCAGCTTCGAGGCGCTTGCTACCAAGACCCGTGGCTATGACGGCGCAGCCAAGGGACGGCGCACCGACGGATGGAAAACGGCAGGAACATCGGCTGATGCCGAGATCACCGCCGCCAGCGGCCTGCTGCGAGACCGCATGCGCGATCTCACCCGCAACAATCCGCACGCAGCGAAAGCTGTGTCCGTGCTGGTCAACAACATCGTCGGCAGCGGCATCATTCCGCGCGCTGCGACGGGCGACGCCAGGCTCGACGAGACGGTGGACCGACTCTGGACCGAGTGGACCGCCGCCTGCGACGCCGACGGACAGCTCGACATCTTCGGGCTGCAGACCCTCGCCGTCCGGGAAATGATCGAGGCTGGCGAAGTGCTGATCCGCCGCCGCCCGCGACGCCTCAGCGATGGTCTGGCTGTTCCGCTTCAGATCCAGATCATTGAAGCCGATCTGCTGGACACCACCCGAACCGGCGATCTCGCCGATGGCGGGCGATTGCTTCAGGGCATCGAATTCGATCCCTTGGGCCGACGCCGCGCCTATTGGCTCCATGCCCAGCACCCTGGCGATGCCGTCGTCACCATGCGCCGACGCCTCGAAAGTCTGGCCATCCCGGCGAGCGAGGTGCTGCATCTCTACGAGAAACAGCGCACGCAGGTTCGCGGTGTCCCATGGGGCACGCCGGTGATGCGGGCGCTGCGCGATCTCGATGACTGGACGCAGGCCGAACTGGTCCGCAAGAAGACGGAAGCCTGTGTCGTCGGCATCGTGCTTGGCGCCGACGAAGCCGACCAGGGGATTGCACCGTCGGTGGTCGACGCCGACGGCAACCGCGTCGAGCAGTTCGAGCCCGGATTGATCGCCTATGCGCGCGGCGGCAAGGACATCCGATTCAACCAGCCCGCCACGACGGCGGGTGTCGGCGAATGGCTCCGTGCGCAGCTTCACATCGTGGCGGCGGGCTTCCGCATGCCCTACGAGTTGCTGACCGGCGACCTCAGTCAGGTCAACTATTCATCGATCCGGGCGGGGCTCGTGGAATTCCGTCGCCTGATCGACGCCGTCCAATGGCAGATCGTTATCCCCGTGCTGTGCCAGCCCATGTGGGTCTGGTTCTGCCAGGCCGCATGGGCAGCCGGGAAACTGCCGCGGCCGGACATCGCGGTCGAATGGTCGCCGCCGCGTTTTGAGGCGGTCGATCCGTTGAAGGACGCGATGGCCGATCTCCTGGCGCTGCGCTCGGGCACCATGTCGCTGGCACAGGCCATCGCGCGTCAAGGTCACAACCCGGACGCCGTGCTCGCCGAGATCGCCACCATGAACGCCAAGATCGACGCCCTCGGGCTCATTCTCGACAGCGATCCGCGGCGCGTGACGAAAACCGGCGTGATGCAGGCTGACACGACCGGCCAACCCATCAATCCCGACACCTGAGCTTTTCACCATGACCCGAAACATCGACCTGCCACCGCTGACGCGGGCGGCGGACCTGTTGCCTGCGTCGATCGATGCGGCCGAGCGCACCATCGAGGTGGTCTGGTCCACTGGCGCCCGCGTGCGCCGCAATCCGTTCTTCGGCGATCCGTTCGACGAGGAACTTGCGATGGATCCCCGCGCCGTCCGTCTCGATCGCCTGAATGCGGGCGCGCCGCTCCTGAAGGTTCATGATGCCTCGGTGCTCGACAGCATCATCGGCTCGGTCGTGCCGGGCAGTGCCCGCATCGAGAATGGACGCGGCATTGCCCGTGTCCGCTTCTCCGACCGGGCTGAAGTCGAACCGCTCTGGAAGGACGTCGAGGCTGGGCACATCCGTGCGGTCTCGATCGGCTACCAGGTCCACCGCTTCGAGGTGACCAAGCAGGCGGGCGCGCCAGAGCTGTGGCGCGCGGTCGATTGGACGCCCTTCGAGATCTCCGCAGTGCCCATCGGTGCTGATCCGGCGGCGGGCTTCCGCGCCGACGAACCCCTTCACCCCTGCGTCGTCCACCGCGCCGACGTTTCCATCGAGGAGAGAACAGCCATGGACGACACGCCCGAAACCCTTGAGCAGAGCGCCAATACCGAACCTCGACCCGACGCACTGGAATCTCCGGCGCGCCGTCCCGAACCGCAGCTCGATCCCGACGCGATCGCAGCCCGTGCGCGCGATGCCGAACGCAGCCGCGTCTCTACGATCTTCGATCTGCAGGCTCGACTTCGCCTCAAGCGGACCCTCGCAGATGACCTCGTGAAGCGTGGGGTCGCGATCGAGGATGCCCGCCGCGAGATCCTAGACACGCTTGCCTCGACGGCGGACGAAACCCGAGTGTTCGCGCAGGCGGCAAGCCCGATGGGCGGGCGCGACGAGCGCGTCACGCGGCGCGAGGCGGTCGCAGGCGCGTTGCTGCACCGTCATTCGCCGACGCTGTTTCCGCTTGCCGAGCCGGCGCGGGAGTATCGCGGCCTGACCCTGATCGAGCTTGCTCGCGAGTTCCTGGCGTCCGCAGGCGTCAATGTGCGAGGGCTTTCTCGCGACGAGATCGCCACGCGCGCCCT